AGAGCGGGTCGAGAGGGAAAAAGCCTTTGCCTTGCTGGAGCAAGAGCGTCACCACGCCTCACTCCAGACCTACCTGGCTCAGCGTATGGCGGGAATAAATGACGATGACATTCTGCCCGAACTCCGAGACCTTGTGGCCGGGAATAGTGAGCAGGAGATCGACGCCTCCATTCAGTTCCTCATTCAAAAATCCGACCTGATCAAGAACAACACCGTGACGGCAGTCCGCAATCTCAATGCCGGAAGACCGACTGTAGGAGTCACCGCGCCCCCAGTCGGTCCTGTGGAATCAAGCGGTACGACAAGGACGTATACGGCGGATGAACTCAAGGCGATGACCCCGGAAGAATATGCTTCTGAACGAGACAATCTGCTACGTGCAGCATCGCAAAGCCGTCGAGGACAGTGAAGGTAGTACCCGAAAACTAGGAGGTAAGGAATGCCATCTGGCATCACAGGAACCCCGCTGCTGAGTGCTTCCCCCACCGGGTACCCCGGCACGAACTCACAGCTTTCCCCAGCCATTCAGGTCATTTGGAGCAAGGAGATACTCTTTCAGAGTATGCCAGTACTCCGGTTTGAGCAGTTTGCGGTAAAAAAGACCGAGTTGGGCATTCAGCCGGGTCTCCAGGTCAACTTCATGCGGTACAACAACCTCGGAGACGCATCGCAACTCGTTGAAGGTGTCCGCATGCAGACGGCGGCGCTGACAGCCAGCCAGTACGCCATCACCGTGGCTGAGCAGGGCTACGCCGTGGCTGTGAGTGAGTTACTGCTCAACTCGTCCTTCGATGACGTGATGGCCTCGTCCTCCCGGCTCCTGGGCCGCAACATGGCGAAGTATCTGGACGGTTCGGCCAGGGACACCCTGTATCAGGCGTCGTCCGCCATCTTCGGCTACGCCCTGCCGACCGGTGCCATCACACCGCTCAGCCCCTACGACGCTGGTGTGGTAGCTGCCAACTATGCCGCTCTGGCCGGTACCCAGTACATGAGCGTGAATGTGACCAAGGACGCCGTCGAGACCCTGGCGACGAAGAATGTCCCTCGTATTGGCGAAACGTACGTGGCCTTCATCGACCCTCACCAGTCTAGAAGGATACGAGATAACCCAGAGTTCATCGAAATGACGAAGTATGCCGCTGCGGGAAACTTCATGATAGGCGAGATAGGTCGCTTAAATGACACCGTGTACATCGAGACAACCCAGGTGCGGCAGTACGTCCCCGGTGCTGGGCCAGCGGGCGGGACCGGTCAGGGCAATGGTGGCGTGACGCACGGGGCCATCTACCTGGGTGACAACGCCTTCGGTCACGCCATTTCGTTGCCTGTTGAGCTACGTGATGGTGGTGTGTTGGACTTCGGTAGAGAACATGCCCTTTGTTGGTATTCTATATGGGGCTTCGGGCTCATAACAGACCAGTCGGTGGTTCTTGCGTGGACCAACTGAGGGCCTCATATGCCTAGAGGACCGGCACAACGCGGTGACTTCACTGGCTCCGAACGGCAGCGCCTGGCCGAGGAAAACGCCAAGGAGCTAGCTGAGCGTCAGAAGCAAATCGGCCTGGTGAATCAGGTGGATCAGGTGATCGAGGACGAGGGTATTTGGGATCCGGCGACAGGCACTGTGGTCGAGATGTCGCCGGAGGCCCAGGCCCGTATTGAGACTCTCAGTGAGCCGGAGACGGTCGATGTCGACCCCATCCTCGATCCCACATTGATCACTCCTGGCTACGATCCCATGAAGGATCTCCAGCCCACCATGATCCAGCAGAAGAGCAAGCCCGTGACCCCTAATGCCCTGGAAGTACAAGACCTGGGTGAGGAGCCGGTCACCGTCGAGGCCGAGTGGCGGGTCATCAGAGTCAACACGGATGTGGAAGAGATGACCTACGGCGTAGGCAACACCTACACCTTCCTGCGTGGCCGGCGTTACCGGGTACCCAAGCACCTCTACGACTGGCTGGAATCGAGGGGCGTTGTCTACCACTGAGCCAGAACTTGCCGTAAGGACGTGCGCCAAGTGCGGTGACACCGACACCGAACCGCATCATGTTCAGTACGTGACCATGAGGCATCCGGTCAGTGGTCAGAGCATTGATCTCTCGGTCAGTAAGCACGTCTACTGCTGCGGCGAAGACGGCTGTCTTCTCTGTTCTGCCGATATCGAGCGGGCCAGAGAGGACGGGGCCGATCTCTCGCATCTGAGGGAGTGGCTTACCAACCGTCCTGCCGATCACCAGGCCAAACTCCAGGAGAGGTTCAGAGTAGCAGTCGCCCAGGAGGGGTAATGGCAAATCTTGTCAGCACCGAATCCAATAACCTCCTGGCGGCTAGCTCGGGCCAGGCCCCGTACGTCGCTCCCGTAGCTCCGGTTGTGGTAGCTCTGGCAACGGTTACCGGCACGGCCACCACGCCCGGTACAGAGGTGCTGGTTGGCAGCAGTGGTTACGCCCGCCAGCCCATAACCTTCGCCGCTCCGGCAGGCGGGACGATCTCCTCCAATGTGGCACTGACCTATGTCAACATGCCGTCTTGCACCGTGACCGGAGTGGATGAGTACGACAGTGCGTCCACCCCGGTAAGACGTTGGTTCGGCAACCTGAGTTCGACCAAGGCGGTCAACAACGGGGATACCTTCAGCGTGGCGGTGGGGTCGTACGTTAAGACCCTGAGCTAGTGGCGACGGTTACCGGAGCCATAACCATGAGTGCCACCGCGTCCTTGAGCGCCACGGCCCAGGTGCGTAGAAGCCTGCTCGGTTACATTCAGTCGACCATCGATGAGGATCCTCTGATGGTGGGAGCCAGTGGCTATCTGGACGATGTCTTCACCACCCGCCTGGTGTCGGACACCGAGTAGCTACTGACAGGCCAGGAAGTTGACGGTCTGACTCTTCTCCTTGATGCTGATCGGCTGGAGGGTGAACCCGGATGGGCACGTTGTTCCCGCCGGCCCTGCCGGTCCCGCCGGCCCTCTTGCTCCGGCGGCACCCGTAGCTCCTGTGCTGCCTGGCGGTCCCGCCGGCCCTGCCGGCCCCGGCGGTCCTACTGCTCCGGCAGCCCCGGTTTCGCCCTTGGCCCCGGTAGCTCCGGTTCCGCCTACTGCTCCTGTGCTTCCGGTGCTCCCCGTGCTCCCGGTGTTTCCGGTGGCTCCCATGGTCCCTGTTCCACCAGTAGCTCCAGCTTGTCCAGTTGCGCCCGCAGAGCCAGTAGACCCAGTTGCGCCGCCTCCAGATGATGGTGTACTCGCGCTAGCAGATCCTGAGCTTCCTGTAGCTCCCGTAGCTCCGGTTGCACCTGTCTCTCCCTTCGGCCCTGGGTCGCCCTTCGGCCCCGCCGGCCCGGTCTGCCCAGGGGCAGGGGTGGCTGGTGGATTGGCGTAGACCAGAGTTATGGAGGAGGTCAGGAGCAGTATGCCGGCAAGGATGAGCAGCGCCACGCCGCTGCTAAAGATCCTTCTGATCCACCCCATCGTCCCCTCGTTCCGGCTCCGGCGGCTTTATCCCGTGTTCCGCCAGTGTGATCAAGAGACCGTAGTTCCGTTCTTCGGACTGGATACGTAGCCGGCGCTCGTCGGCCAACATGTGACTCACCGTGTCCAGGTCTTCCTTGGCTGCCCTGCGCTCACGGTTCCTGACCGACCTTATGGCGAGTAGCACCCCACCTATGGCCGTGATGATCCCGGCGATGCCGGTGATGAGGGCGATGAGGTCGGTGACTGACGTGCGTCTTGTCTCTCCTGTCTACGCGTCAGGCGATTGAGGGTGTCCTCGATAGGAATGATGCCAACCAGGATCAAGCCGGTGATGATGTAGACGACGTTCTTTTCGTGGGCGATGACCGAGTACATGATGATCCCCACGCCCAGGAAGAACACCACGATCTGGCGCAGCACCAGCATCCAGTACGGCCAACCCAGATCCTGGCTGACTCCGGTAGCTTCGGCTACTCGTTCGGTCCACCGCCGACGCCTCTTTGGCTCCTCTGGTCCCGGTATAGAACTCAAGGAGTCAAAGGTTTTGTCCAGGCCAAAGCCCAGGTCTTCGGCCCCACAATTCCGTCAACTCCTCCGGTGTCATGGCCCTCTGCCACGGCTTCGGATTGGAACTGACGGCAAATTCTCTCGCTCTCATTTCCGTACAGGTCATCAACGGCCAGGGACCAGCCCCTGCTCCGCATCTGCCCTTGCCACTGTGAGGTTCCATGCCCGCTGGTGAAGTTGACGAGGTTGGTGCCGGGGAAGGGAGGGGCTGTCCCGGTAGTTGGTGGAGGTGTCGGGCCAGGGGCTGGCCCTGGTTGACCGCCGGCCATTGCCAGTACTTCGGAAACCGGGAACCCGTTTCCGCAATCTGAATGGTTCCCTCCCCAGGAACCTAGGTCACGGTGCTGACAAACGCCCCGTCCACCACCTTGAGCTTGTTGAGGGTTGAGCAAGGTCAGAGGTATACCGAAGGCAGCGGCTTCCTCAGACAGCCAGGACGCTACGTTCTGGAGCATGTTGGGGTGCCGGTGCCACTCGGCGTTGTCCCAGGCGGCAAAGGCACACATTTCAATCTGGCAGGCCACCGGGTTGGCGTTGGAGGCTGTCCAGGCTTTCTGTGGTCGTTGGACAAATTCTCCGACCGTGTTCACCTTGTCATCCGCCCCGGTATGGGATGACACACCTGAGCCTGGGTTCTGAAAGAACGAGCCCAAGCTCTCTATGGTGCGCGCTCCTTCCGCTGTATGCAGCACCAGGAGTCTTACAGCCGCCCCGCCCCGGTTGGAGTAGTTGGGAGAAGGGATGGGTACGCGGTTAAGAGCCATCGTCTTCCTCCCCCTCCTTCTCGTCCTGGTCGAAGGGACGGCCTCGCCTGCTCTCGGCCTCTACCCGGCGAGGGTCATCGCGTTCCAACCAACGCCCGTCCTCGTCCTCATCGAGTGGACCTTGATGTCGGTCTACCGGTTCAGGGTCGCGGTCAGCCTGGGGTTCGGGCCACTCGATCTCGTGTTCAGGCTCCGGCATCTTCTTCGCCGCCCGTCTCGACTGCCTCCTCTTCCACCTCTCGCCCGGTAGCCGGATCAACTGGCTTAGAGATTTCGGTCTGCTCGGCATGTTGCACCTCGGTTCCAGCTTCAGTGGTGACCTCGGCTGACCTCTCGGCCTCGATGCTGGGGCCTTCGGGTTCGGGTTCGGTAGTGCTCATTTGAAATCTCCTTACTGGGTCTGCCAACTGATCCCGTCGAGGAAGAGTTGGCCGGTGGTGTTCAAAGCTGGGAACCTCAGATAGATTTTGCCATCTGTGTTCACGTCGACCCGGTACACCCGTGCCGGGATGACATCCTCGATCACGGCCAGGGTGGTGGTCTGTTTGGGAACGGTCCCGCTCGGGCAGTTGGCGATGGGCGACAGGTCAGGGGGATTGCCGTTCGGGTAGTACACCTCGCCCCGGAGCCGTATCCGGCCCCAGGCGTCGAGCATGTAGCTGATGATGGAGTTGGTGACCGCCACCCAGGGCGCAAGCAGGGTGAGCGGCTGCCAGGTGGGGGAGGCCGGCGTGGTGCCGGCTGGTCCGGTAGCACCGACTGGCCCCTGTGCCCCGGTTGGCCCGACGACTCCCTGTCCCCCGATGGCACCCGTCGCTCCGGCTGCGCCGGGAGGCCCTTGAGGACCAGCGACAATCTCCAACTGTTGCCACCCGGCAACGGGATCGTAGAACCACGTCTGATAGGTCTCAGTGGTGCTCATCTCTTATACCCCGGTGATCCTTAACGATGTGGCCCCGTAGTTCGCCCCGGCATGGATGATGGCCTGCTGGGCTACCGCTTGCACCGTGACTGCGATCACGGCATTATCGAAGGCGGACAGGTCCAACTGGCGGGAAAACTGGGCGGGCCAACTGATCGGGTTCTTGGCGTTGATCTGGCCCATGATGGTGGTGTTGGTGAGAGTGACGGCACCCCACAGGAAGTTGATGATCGAGTTCCCGCCCTGGGCGGCGGTGTACTCCCAGGCTGGTATGTCGAAGATGATCTGCCCTTGCGTCAGATCGGTCACGTTGACCGATAAGCTGAACATCGTCACCGTCGTCCCCGCCGCCACGGTGGTGTCGGTCATGATCTCTTGGTAGAGCACCTCCTTGGTCGACGGCGTCCAGGTGGTGTTGTAGTCCGCGGTGCCAGCCTTGGACAAAAAATCCCCTACGGCACCACCGGGAGGGACTCCCGGTCCTGGCGGTCCCTGCGGACCAGGCGGTCCTTGCCCTGCGGGTGGCTGGACTGTAGCGGTGACAGGACCGACCAGCCATACCATGCCGGTCTGGGAAGCAGCCGGAACGGCAGGCAGGTGGCTGGTGTCGGGCACCACCGCGGCGATCTCAAATCCGCCCGGAGGCCCTTGCACCCCGCTCGGACCCTCTGGACCTGCTGCGCCGGGTGGCCCCTGTACCCCGCCCGCACCCTGAGGCCCTGGTTGGCCCGGAGGCCCCGGCAGGCCCGGGGTGATGATCTCGATAACGTCGGCGGTCTGCCCGTTGACGGTGATGTCGGTCATAGCAACTCCCAATAGACAGTGGAGGTGTCGGTGGCACTGGTGGAGGTGATGGTGAAGCCGGTGCCCGCCGTCTTGGCTGACACGTACAGAGCGCCAGGGGTGCCACCGATCTGCTGATTGCTGAGGCGTACGCGGCTGGTGGCAGTGATCGAGGTCAGGCCGGTAACAGTCACCGTACCGGCCACCAGCACCGCGGTACCGGTAGCAACAGGGACGGTGAACTGGATCGGCGCAGTACCAACCGTGACCGCGGTGGCGGTACCCGACAGAGCGCCCGACAGGGTGGCGTTCGCCGCCCCGGTTCCACCGTCGTAGAAGAACTTGACGTTCGGCCCGGACAAGGTGGTCACGTCACGCAGGTTGTTCCGCAGCCCCTGGTCCAGGAAAATCCCGCCCCCGGCCCCGGCGGTGTGGTTACCACTGTTTCCACCTACGGTCAGTAGATGGTCGATCTGGTTGTCGTTCCCGGTCAGCCAGATGGTGTTGTAATCGGGGTTGACGCTGACGATGTGGTCGAACTGGCACTGGTTGAGCAGCAGGTTGGTGGCGTTCAGGTTGAATCCGCCGCTGGAACCGATGCCGGCCACCCCGTACAGGGCTAGATGATCGAAACTGATCCCGGTCATTGGACTTTGCGCTGTAGTCGGGTTCGTCGCGTAGATACCGGCCGCCCCGCCGCCCGCCAGGGTGACCAGTGTGCCATGGTGGATCCGGCCACTGGCGCACACCCAGGGTGTGAATCCCGGCCAAGGTGTCCCTGGGGCGGCATCCTGCTGAAGGCTGATTGAGTTGAGAAAGTAGAAATTGCCTAAGGTGAACCCGTCCACCTGGCCGATCCGGGCGGCAGCCGAGGGGGTAGGAGTAGCGTCCAGGGGGTCGTAGGTGATGTTGTTCAGGGCGACGCCTTTGCTCTGGGCGGTGACCGGGTAGGAGTTGACACTGGAGACGATGAACCCGTACATCGAACGGTAGGTGTTGATGTTGGTGCCGTTGAGTTCCTGGGTGCCGTTCACGATGTCGAGAGCGCACACCGAACCACCGGTCAGGCTCAGATTGTTCAAGATCACCCCGACCGTGTTGGACATCTTCAGGCATTGAGGGCCGTGGTTGGCGGTGTTGGCCGACCCGTTGGTCACATCACAGGTGAAGTTGGTGATCCGCAGGTTGGTCGAGGCCGGGGAGCCATAACCGCACAGGTAACCCGTTCCGGTGGCTATTGAGACGGTGACGGCGTTGACACTGATGCTGGTGGCTCCGGCTGCCGCCGCTGTTGACAAGCTGAAAATCTGGGTGGCAGCGGTCGCATCCTGTACCCAGAACACCGCTCCTGACGGCATCGCCACCGGCAACGCGGACACCGTCCAGGTAGTCGGGCAGGCCGATCCGTTGGTCAAGGTGGTGTTCTCGGTGAATGCCGATCCGTTGGTGTAGAGGTCTATGCCCGAACCGATACCGGCCAGGCCGCAGGCTCCGCTGATCGACACGTTGTCGATGACCAGCCCGTTGAAATGGGATCCGAAAGTTCCCACACTGATCGAAAAGTTGACGTGGTTGGTGATGGTCAGGTTTCTCAGGGTGATGTTGGTCATCTGGCCCATGAGACGGATGGCTTGGCGTGGAGTCGCGGACGGTGAGTTGATCCGGAAGCCTTCGATGTTGATGTTGGAGACAGTGGTGTAGGTGGTGGTGTTGTAGGGGGGTGTCGAGCCAGCGCCGGGGACGGTGAACAAGCCCTGCCCACCCGCCGGAGAACCGCCACTGGGGAGATTGTTGAGTAGCAGTGCTCCGAAACCGCGAATGTCGGCGTTGGAGGGGACGATGATACCGGTGAGGAAGTTGAATCCCTTGCCGGTTACGTCGGTGCAGTTGGCGTAGGTTCCCGCTGAGGCGGCGGCGTTGATGCAGTTCTGGAAGGCTGGACCGTCGTCGGTCACACCATCGTTGACCGCTCCGTAGTTATGGACGCTGTAGCCGCCGCCTGTCTGTTGTAGGGCGAGCACCGCAGTGTTGACTTCGTTGTGCTGATCGGCATGCACCGTAGCCATGGGTGTGGTGTCTACGAGGTCAGTGCGGAGTGTCATCTCAGTAGTTGCCTCGCTGTCCTATAGCCAGGGCCAGATTGACGCCCGGATCCACCGGTTTGGTGATGTTGGGATCGACGTAGAAGAAACCGCGCAGGATCCGGTCCTGCCCGCCGTTGGTGTACTGCACGAACATGTCGTACAGGTAGGCCCGCCCGATGCCCCAGAACCCCACGGCCTGGACAGAGCCTGGATAGTTGCCCCACTGGAAGTAGGTCAGGCTGTCGGTGGCGCTGATGTAGAGCGTGATGGTGCCCCCGTCCGACTGGATGACGCAGCGCCCGCTGGCGTTGTCGAGGCGCAGGGCCAGGATGTTGTTCTGGTTGCGGATCTCCATGACCGCTGAGGAGATCCCGACGAGGGTGCCGGTGTTGCCGTCTGTCATCTTGATGACCTTTTGCCAGTCGGCTCCGGCGTTGAGGTAGAAGTCGTACTGAGCTAGAGGCATGTCGATCCCGTCAGGGTTGAGGGACGGTGGCGTCGACCCATTGATAGGCACTCCCGGTCAGGTTCCAGGTGTTGCCCACTGGATCGGTGGGTAGCGGGAAACGGGGGACGGTGAAATCGGCTCGGGCCAGACGTGTCCCGGCGAAACTCCAAAGCTCCATCCACGAAACGGAACTGTTCGACACGATGCCGCCCAGCCCGTGAACTCTGAGCGGCAGGGTGGAGGCGAACGGTGTGAAGATGGTGGTGGTGGTTTGTTGCACCTGGGTCCAGGTGGTGCCAGCGCCGGTCGAATCCCAGTACCACGTCGACTGCCCGTTGGAGGCGTTGTAGGTGAACCGTATGGCTATCCAGGCACCCTGGGCAGGGTTGCCGAACAGACCGGGGGCCAGGATGCTGGTAACTGATGCGGTGTCGGTGCCAGGGAAAAGCTGGTAGGCCAGTTCCGGGGTACCCATGACTTGGTAGAGCCAGAAACAGGTATTGCCGGTGCCGGTAGCTCGCATACCGATGATGCCGGCTGAGGCGCTGGGCGGGACATCCCAGGTGAACACGCCTCTGACATCTAAACCGGATGCCAGGGCGGCACCGAAGTTGGTCTGAGTGGTGTAGACGCTGGTGTTGATGTTGGAGAAGCGGATGCCTGATTGGCGAGGTAGCTGGCTCACACCGACCACTCGCGAGATTTCCCGCCAGTACAGGCCATCGAAGCGAAACATGACGCTGGTGTCTGTCGAGGCCGTGGTGTTATTAGGAGGTGTGCCGGAGAAGCGACAGGTCACCGGCCAGATATACGTCCGACCTCCGATGGCGTCCTGGCTGTAGGTGATGGACAGAATCGTCCCGGCCAGAGCGTCGTTGACGATGCTGGTGTTCGTCACGTTGGCGGATAGTTGGAGCACCTGCTCGGTACCGGTGATCGGATCGATCGACACGGGACCGGCGGTGCTGATGACCTGGACGTTGCGCGGCACATCGAGCACCTGCACGTTTGAAATCGTCCCGCCCAGGTTCTGGACCGGGGTGGGCAGGGTCTGGTAGTTGTTCCCGGCCACGGTGACGTTGGATATGGTGGTGGCCCCAAAGCCGATACCGGCGGTCTGGGTAGCCACGGCCTGGTTGTCGCCCAGGGTGTTGCCGCTGACGGTGCCGCCGTTGAGTTGCAGTACGTTGATACCGGAGTGGGCGCGGGTCTGTCCCGTTGTTCATGCAGGTGTTGCCGGTGCAGGTGACTCCGTTGCTGCCACCGGTAGCGCCACCGACGTAGATACCGACCGTGTCGTTGTAGGCGCAGACGTTGCCGGTGATGGAGACATTGGTGTTGTTGTCCCCGGAGATGCCGGCATCGCCGCCGTACATGGAGATGTTGTTGGCGATGACGAAGTTGTCGACGTTGTGGAAGGTGATCTGGTCGGAGGTGCCCAGACCGGTGGTGTAGGAGGTCCAGGCCCCGTAGATACGGTTGCCGATGATGGAGATCTGGGAGAAACGAGCCTGGGCGGCGGCGGCATAGTTGCCGGTGCCTGGTACCCAGGTTGACGGGGTGGACACCCCTGGTTGGATCGTCAGGGTGGTGGACCCGGCGGCAATGAAGCCGGGAGCGGACGCCGTGACCGTGACGGTATGTGCGCCACTGTCGCTGATGATGACAGGAGTGCCGGTCAGGATGGGTGCGCTCAGCCCACTGATGGTCAGGCTGGTCGGTATGGCCGTGCTCGTCGCCAGGGACGTGACCACCGTGAAGGCCACCCCGCCTGGGGGCGTGGCGCTGATGGAGCCGGAAAGAGGGTTACGGGTGATGGTGCCTACGCTGTTGGCCGGATAGCCAGCGGAGGGAGCGGCATTCCAGCCTGCCGGTGTGGCAACTCCGGCGGCAACGGTTATGACGGTGGCCCCGGCGTTGGTGAATCCTGAGGTTACGACGTTGACCGTGTGCCCACTGGTGTCGTAGATCGCTACCGGAGTTCCTGAGGGCATGCTGTTCCCCAGCCCGGTGATGTTCAGGCTGGTCGGTACGGTGGCCGGGGAGGCCCAGGTGGTGGTGACGGTAAAAGCCCCCAGGCCCGGATTCTCGATGGTGTTGCTCTGGATGCGGATATTCCTGGGGGCGGTAGGCCCGGTGGTGACCAAGTAGATGCCGCGTGCGACGTAGTTGGTGATGTGGCAATCGATGACCGCCACCCCGTTGCAGGCGTCGGAGATGTAGAACCCCTGGGAGGTGCCAGAGACCACGCACCGCTGGGTGATGATGTTGGTGCTGCCGATTATCTGGAATCCCGCGACTATCGCCGTGGAGCTATTGAGGATCGTCACGTCCTCGATGGTGACGTTGCTGACGAGGTTGATGAGGACGGCTCGGGAAGTGGCGAAGTTGTTGGCGTTGAGGGTCAGGCCCCTGATGTAGTGGTTGCTCCCGGTGGTGAGCATGGTGCCGGCGGACTGGGTCAGGGTCAGGGTGGCTCCGTTGCCCTGGAGGTTCACGCCCGAACCCATGGTCAGGCCCACGGCGATGGCGTAGTTGCCTGGTGGGAAGATGACCGTGCCGCCCACCGCGGCCATGGCGGTGATAGCGGCCTGGATGGCACCACTGTCGTCGGTGACTCCGTCACCCTTGGTTCCGTAGAACCTGACATCCTGCGGCCCGAACCACTGGGCAGCACCGGCATTGGTGATGATCGTGGTCTGACGCCCGTTGTCGATACCGCCGAAAGCGCAGTTGTCCATGACCCGGATGGCGTTGCGGTTGCAGTCGGCGTCCAGGTAGTAACCACGGGCATTGGCACCGCCTGGTTCGCCCATCAACCCGTCGACCGTGACGAAGATGGTGTTGGTCAGTGTCACCAGAACCACGTTCGACGCCGCTGACACGAATCCGCCCAGGCAACGGCACTCGTCGGAGTTGTTGAATCGCACCGGGGTGATGTTGATGCTGTAGAACTGCATGTCAGTGATGGTGTTGGCGTTCGCCTGGGGACCGAACACCACTCCGTAGTCCACCCCGTAGACCAAGCAGTTGCTGGCCTGGTTCTGGAAGGTGCCCACCCCGGTGGACTGCGGGCAGGAGTTGAACTTGAGGCCGATGTCGCCGTTGCTGAGGGTGACGGTGCCGGCTCCTGAATAAGTCCCGACACTGGTCGTATTGATCGGGATCGAGAAGGTGGTAGTCGACAGGACCGTCACCAGTACCGGGACGGTGTTGACCAGACCGCCCATGGTCCCGGTCACGGCGCTGAGCATCACCGTCTGCCCGGAGGTGTACCCGTGGGCGACGCTGGTGGTGACCACTGCGGCGGTAGCTGACGATATGGCGGTGACGGCCCGCGTGGCCCGTGCCGCGGCGCGACCGTAGATGTGGACGTTGTTGACGAAGCACCAATTGACGTTGACGAAGTTCTGCCCGGCCAGGGTTCGCATGTGGGTCTGGGAGGAGACCGCCGCATTGGACAGGGTGACCTGGGTGGCCGAGGTGTAGGCGGCGATGGTGGACACCATCCGGTTGCCGGTGGGGCAGGCGATGGTCACCGATGTGCCGTTGGCGGTGGCGTTGACGTTCACCTGGCTGGTGGAGGACGAGGACAACAGGAACGATGTGCCGGCGGTGACGGCCCCCACATAGGTATTGGCCGGTATGCCCGTCCCGGTAACACTCAGTCCCCGGTCGGTGCTCACCACGTTGGTGTCGGTCACGGTGGCGGATCCGCTGGTGATGGCGGCGGCACTGTCGATCCTTGTCCCGACTCCGTTCACAGCGATGGTCCAGCCAACCATGGCGGCGGTGAAGATGGGAGTTTCAGCGGTCAGTGCCGTCGCACCGGAGGTCATGGCGCACATGCTGACCACCGTGTCGGTGACGTTGCCCACCACCACTATCCCGGTCGGAGAAGCGACCAGTGACTCGACTTTCCCGCCCCGCAGGTTGGACTCGTTGCCGTTCAACACGATCATGGCGTCGGTACGTACCGAGGTGGCGGGACGGGTTATCCACGCCCCCCGCTGCAAGAGCATTTCGACATGGGTAGACAGCACCAGTTGGGTATCCACGATGTAGTGCCCCGGCGGGACCATCACCACTGCCCCGTTGGCCGACAGGGCATTGGCGGCGGCTACAACCGCCGTGAAAGCCGCCGTATCGTCGGTGGTCCCGTCACCTTTGGCTCCGTACGCCATGACGTTCAAGGACTCTGGCACCCACATGGTGTCGTAGTCGGTGCCTGACTTTTTCACCAGCATCTGGGACTGGATGCCGCCTGTCGGCAGTACACCGGCACCCACACTGGGAGTTGCCGGTGCCCAGGTTGTGCCGTTCCAGGTCAGAGTTTGACCGTTGGTCGGTGCCGTAGGGGCCACCGGTCGCCCCTGTAGGCCGTCAATCGTCGGGTTGGGGTAGGTGCCACCGAGATCGCCCCCCGCCACCCCAGCGGGCGGCAGTCCGCTGGCCGGGGTTACCGGTGTCCAGACACTGCCGTTCCAGGTCAGGACTTGACCGTTGGTCGGTGCAGCCGTGTCGACCGGGTTGCCCTGTAGCTCGGCCACGGTGCCGTCGCTGTTGTGGCCGATCAGGAGGTAGTCGTTGAGGAGGGATCCCCATTGGCCGAGGTCGTCGCCGGGTACTGGTAGTCGAGCCATATCACCACACCATCTGTTGAACGAAATGGTCCTGTTGCTGAGCGTCGTTGACAACCTCTTCGGCCTTGACCTGTTCGCCCAGGGCCGAGATCGTTAGGTACGTACCGTGGACAAAGCCCTGCTTCTCGTACTTGCTCACCTTGTACACGATGTTGTCGTAGGAAAATCGGTCCCGGAAATGGTTGGCGGTGAAGAGGGGGCTGATGCGGAACCTGTCGGTGGCCTCGGTCACCTGGAAGCAGATGCTGGCTGTCGACAGGACGTAAAAGCCCTCAGCCGTGTCCTGGGGATCATCCTGGCGAAAATCGATGAAGACCACCGGCAGCACCACGGGCGGATACCAGGCCCGGCTCGGCCCCTCGTCGTAGGTGGAGTGCTTCGTAGACGCCATGGCGTCGTATTCACTCCACAGCACGTTTTCGCCCCAGTAGCGGGCGTAGTTCCGGATGGTCTCGTTGATGCGGATGATCTGGTTCTTCTGCTCCCAGGCGGGAGTGTAGATGGGCATCTACCGCCCCCTGTGGATGAGGGTCATGGCGTGGGGCGGCACATCGTGCTCGGAATAGTGGAAGCCCCAGTAGTTGTCATGGTCGCCCGGATCCTGGCTCAGGTTCACCTCGTTGGTGTCGACGGCCCAGGTGTCCTGGCCCGGTTGATGCACGTTCCCGTGTGGCCCCATGTACACGCCATACGGTGTCGGTCCCGTGTCTTCCTCGGACATGCCCTTGGCTGAGCTTTCCTGGGGATCCCTGGCCTGCAAGCCGTGCTTCATGATCGAGGCCCGGTTCTCCACTGGGGAATGGTGGTAGAGGTACTTGCCGATAGTTTCGCCGCTCTCGGGTTGCTCAAACTGAGGGTTCGGCCTGGGGCCAGGTTGCGGATAGTCCTTCTTGGTGGGGATGTCCTTGATGTTGAACAGGCGCTGTTGTCCGAACTGCTGCTTGCTCAAGGCGAAGTGGCTCATCTCGCTACCAGCCGACCCAGCTACTTACCACAACCGTCACCACCAACCCACCCAACCTGAGTTGATCGTAGACCAGGCCCAGTAATATCCAGAGCCGGTGCAGGGATCTACATCTCGATCTGGCTCGATGTTGGTGTTGGGCTGGAGGCAGACGTAGCGCCGGTTCTTGTAGTCCACAAGGTCGTTGACCTGATAGGACCGGGCTGGGCAGGCTGGAGTAGTCGCCGTGGCTGGAGTCCCGCCATCCCACATGCCCTGGTAGGTATACATCTTCTGTACCGTGTCGATCTCCGGGAGGGATCTCTGGGGCCACGTTAGATCGTCATACTCTTTCGACCGGTAAATGGGCACCAACCTCTTCGTGGTTCGGGAAACCCGCCGTAGGCGGCTCTGGGTGATGCGGTAGAGGCCCACGCCCATGGCCGAGGCTAGGGACTGGTACTGAGCCTGAAGCTGGCCGATCATCTGGGTGACCTGATTGAAGGTCTGGCTCAGGGGAATGGTTACTCCATCGGGAGTATGCACATCGTGCTGTTGCGCCAGTGCCACGGCGATATCCCAAAGCGCCATGACCACCACCAGCAGGCTGATTGGGTACTCTTCCACCTCCGAGACCATCAGGGGGGCGGGTGTGCCGTAGCTGGCGGGTTGGCCGGCGGTGTTGA